TATAAATATCAGTCTTTTTTCTTCACTTGCGTTCTGAATTCAGTAAATATTGGTGAGTGTTTTGGGTTTTCTAGGTCAAATAGTCTTTTGACTGTATTGAATATGTCTATGTTTTCGTCTTGTGTACGTTTTGATTCATACATTTCCCAACCTTTCCCTTGAATCTTACCTTCTTTAGGTCCACGTTTGGATGATTTTAACCATAGAACTCCTAGTCTGTCTATCTTTTTCCCAAAACACTCTTCATAACATTTGGCGTAAACAGCGGTCTGCAAATCGTAAGTCGTTTGTAAGTGGTTTGATGTTTTGAAATCTATAATCCATAGTTCATCGTCTATTTCACATACTAAATCGCATGTACCTGCTACTTTAAGTTCATCTGAGAATAAATGTACTTCAGCTTCTAGTAGTGTTGGTTTATATGTTTCCCAAAAATCAACGAATTTTAGAAACATTTGCCATACTGTTGGATCATACATTGGGTTACCTGCTGCTGATAAGAAATTTAATTCTTTACCATTTAGGTAATCTTCACACATTTCATGTACTTGAGTACCTTCATCTGCTGCTTTTCTAACAATGTAGTCGGCACTGTATCCTACTTTTTTAAGCCAGTCTTGGAAAAATTTACCTTTTGGGTAGCAGCTTAAAACGTATGTGATGGATGGGTAGTATTTACCATTACGTCTGTAATATCTAGAATCTGGTAATGTTATTTGTTTAGCATCTTCAGATATTTCAAGTATCCTATTGTATTTTTTCTTAATGTTTCTTTTACTCATATTAATGAGATTTTCTTCTCCATTAAATCGTATTGATCTATTGGTTCAGTGTTTTGAATTAGCTTAGTGAAATAGGAAAAACCTAAATCGCTTGGATCTTTTCCATCTAATTCTACAAGGTATACTTCTTTACCTTGATTTAGTAAATATTCGCAATGTTTTAGTGATTGTTTTATAGCATCAGTATCTAATGCTATGTATATTTTTTTAACGGTTGATTGTACTATTCTTTTTAGTAGTGTAGATTGTATGTTTTTACCTAGTAAAGGTATAGCATTTCGTTTTATTGCTATGGCATCAAATGGGCCTTCACATAATACTAATGGCGAATCCCAGTTTATGAACAGTTCAAATGGTATTATGTCTCTTGAACATTCTGGGTTTCTGTATTTTACAAATGGGTCTTGTTCAAATGAACGGCCTGTAAAATAGTTTAGGGTGCCATCTTTATCATATGATGGTATGATAACCATGTTAGTGTATCTTCCAAAACTACAATACCCAATATTATATTTTATAATATCATCGTCTGTTAGATTACGTTTTCTAAGATAATTGTATGCTTGTTTTGCTTTCAAATCAGTGTTACCTAATATTTGTTTGAATTCTTTAGGTAATTCTACTATGTTTTCTACTATAACATCTTCTACATGGCTACCTGTTTTAACTAGTTTACCTAGTTCTATAAACTTGTCAGGTGATACCTTAAGTGCTTTAAATAAGCTTCTTATTGTTTTACCTTTTTTACCACATACCCAACATTGGAATGGGTTAAATCCTTTCTTGTTTTCTGTGAAATTAACTTCTAGTTTTGGTTTATGGTGATTACAGAAAGGACAATGGTATGCTTGATTACCTCGTGCTGTCCTCTTCCCTGCTCCTAAAACTGTGTTGACTAGATTAACTAGTAGCTCATTTACCATGAATCGTAATATACGAACTGGGTTTTATAATTCAAAGTCCTTTGTGTAAAACTTTCCTAACACGTTATCATTAAAATATTCATCGGGTTTTTCTAATACCTGATGTACGAATTGCATTTGTGTTTCGTAGTATGTTAGTAGTTTTTTACTTGGTGCTGTTTTTACGATATGACGTTCGAAATTTTCTATTGGTTCTAATTCCATCACCTCTTTAAGTGGTTTATTTGAACCCCAATATGTTAACCAGTTTGATTCTTTTATTGCTAGTTTGTATGATGGTTTTCTACCTACTACACCTTCATACATCGCTAAATCTTTTTTAGTTAATTTAACTTTTCGATTAAAGTATAATACTTTTTTACCTATATAGGATTTACCTGTAGGTTTATGTACTATTCTATAAACGAATCCGAATGTGTTATCTGGGAAATCTGTGATGGTTGATATTGGTTCTCCTTTGAGTCCTATCCATTCCATATATTTGTTTTAGTTAATACTAAGATTTTAACCTGCTTTTGTAGGTAAATACGAACCTGGGTTACCTGCAGATGCGACTGATAATGCTCTAGTTGCTGTCAAAGTGTATCCTTTTAATATTGTTTTATTACTTGTACTTATTCCAGCAGTACCGTTTGGATTAACACCTATTTTAACTGAAATTCTTATAGGGGATGCTTGGTCTGCTTCAGGTATATCAAGAGTTACTCCTTTATCATATGTTGCTAAATAAGAACCTGTCCAAGGAGATGAACTTGCTGCTCCTACTGAAAATTGAACTGAGTCTACAGCTACCCAATTATCAAATTGATTAGCATAAGCACCAGAGTTAAATGAACCCGAATTTTCTAATTTTTCAGCTACAAATTGTACTAGTCCAGTAACAACTCCAGCTTGAGCTCCATTTATAACCGCTGCTTGAGCATTAACTAATATAGTAGTTTCATAAGGCATTAACTGTAGAAAATGTTGATTTACTATCAGAGGAGCAGTAACATTGTCATCCGCATTACTTCTAACATATTCTACATAGTTTGAAGCTAAATTTCTACCTATATTTTTTCCATCTACTAAACCTTGTTCTGAGTCAAATAATGGATATACTATGTTAGTACTACCATCTGTTGATATTACCTCTCTAATATATAAAGCTGATCCTGAAATAGTACCATCACTTTTTAATTGAAAAGCTTTACCATTTGATCCTGCTGTTGGTGTTGGTGAAATTTCATTTGTTGATTGTAATGAATCTCCATTAATTTCAGTTCCACCTATTAAACCAGCTGATGCTGTTATAGATCCTGCTCCTTGACCTACTATTATTCTTTGATTTGCTGAGTCTAATATAATAGCTTCTGTTGCTGGATAGTTAGTGGTTGAAGAAGAAATAAAAGTTTGTGAGCTAAGACTTATATCAGTAAAGAAGCTGAAATTACCAAAAGTAGCACCTCCTCCAAATATAAGTCCTGTTGATCCAGGGGAATTAATAGTTAAAGTACTGTTCCCTACTGTATATGAAGCACCTATTCTATTAGAAGAGTCATTTGGTTCTTCTAAACCAGTATTAAAATCAGTTTGTTGACTACCTACTGTTCTTCTTATATACCCATTAAAAACAAACCCATTAGTTGGATTACCCGTGTAAGATTGGTTTGAAATTGTTGGGGTAGGATTTTCAGCAGCTGAAGTTAGACTAAATTGGGTTAAACGTACACTGGTATTAGATACACTTGAAGAAGCTGGTGTAATACCTGATCTAATCATATCAGGAGTAATTTCAAACCCACCAATGGAAGCAGATTTAAATGAAGCAAAACCATCAGGACTAATAGATGATGAAACATCTGCTCCTGATAAATTTGAAGGAGTAGATATTTGGTCTGCTGTAATACTTCCTTGAACTGTAAGAGTTGAACCATCAAATTGTAAAAAATTACCTCCTGATTTATCACCTAATAAAACATTAGATGCTGTTATATTACCATCAGCTTTTAATCTTAATGAATTGTCTGAGGATTTAATTTCACTAGTATTAACAATAAACCCTGCTATAGAAGCAGATTTAAATGAAGCAAAACCTAAAGCGTTAATAGAAGCTGAGGCATTTGTTTCAGTTGAAGCTCTTCCAGATATTAAAGCTGGGGTTTGGATACTATCAACACTTAAATCTCCTTTTACTACTAAACTTGAACCATCATATTCTATATATTGGTTTGAAGATTTATTACCTGCTAAAAATTCTCCTGAGGAACTTAATACTAATTGGTTATTAGATGCTTTTATTTGTTCAGTATTAACTTCAAATCCTCCAATTGAAGCAGATACAAATCTAGCAAATCCTAAAGCATTAATAGATGCTGAAGCGTTTGTTTCTGTAGCTGGGGCATCTGCTATAACTGCAGGAGTTTTAATATTATCTACACTTAAGTCTCCTCTTACTACTAAACTTGACCCATCATATTGTACGTACTGTGATGTAGATTTATTACCAAATAAAAATCCACCTGAAGCTGTCATAGTACCATCAGCTTTTAATATTAAATTTTGATTAGATGAACTTATTAAACTATTAGTAATATTAAACCCACCAATTTCACCAAATGTAGCTTTAATACCACCTTGTAGGAATACATTATCTGTTGCTAAACCAAAACCTGGGTTTGGTCTGTTAAATACATAATCTGAGTTAGCTAATCCACTTAAATCTCCTAACCTAGCTTTTAGCTCTACATCATAGATACCACTACCTGTTCTTTCTGTGATATCCATAAATGGAGTTTCTACATCATTTGGATTAGCATTTAATTTTATAAATCCACTTCCTGATTTTGCTGTTGATACTAATACTTGACCATCTGAGTAACTTTGAGAGGTAGATGCAATATCACCTACAAAATCCCCCTGTTGACCTTGACCATATGCTCTTGTAACCATTATACGACCAAAAGTTTGATTATCTCCAGAACCATCTCCATCTATAGAAGCTGAATTTACTAGGATATATTCAGTTGAAAATCCTGTATTATCAACTTTTTTAGCCATTAAAATTTCACCTTGGGAAAATCCACTAGCATTTGCTACAGACATAGTAGTAGCTGTTTCTGATACTGATTGGGATATAGTAGTTGAATTTACTACCCATAATTGACCACCTACAGCATTAACTGATTCTTTTTCAAATGTAGTTGTTCTTAATGTACCTCTAATTCTAGCATTTTCAAATTCTGCTGTGCCATTTCCTTCAGCTGATATTCTCCATCCAGATTGACCACTAGCAAAGTTTTTTGTTTGTAATAGACCCTGAGGTCTCATTATCATACTAGTACTTTCAATAGCATCCGTAGATATGTCCCAACCACCAATAGAAGCAGATACAAATCTAGCAAAACCATTTGAAAGTAAAGATGAAGAAGCATTTGTAATATCTGAAGGAGCACCATTTATTAAAGCTGGTAAGAATAGCTGGTCTACACTTAAATCTCCTCTTACTACTAAACTTGACCCATCATATTGAATGTATTGTGGTGGTAAAGCATTTTTATTTCCAAATAAAAACCCACCTGAAGCTGTTATTTCACCTGAGGCTTTTAGTCTAAGTAAATCTCCTGATGATTTTATTTCATTAGTATTAATAGTAAATCCTGCTATGGAAGCAGATACAAACCTAGCAAAACCATCTGGGTCAATAGAAGAGGAAGCATTAGTTCTAGTTGAAGGAGCACCATTTATTAAAGCAGGTGTTCTAAGACTATCTGCAGAAACACTACCTATTATTGTTGTAAAATTACCTGTACCTGCTGATAGGGTGTCTGTATTTTGATCATATGTAAAATTTGATACACCTGCGAAAGCATTTCCATCTCTAAATTGAACAGATGTGTCAGGTCCAGAAGGATTACCTGCACCACCCCCTGCTGAAAATAAGGCATACGAAGCTGTTAAAGCATGAGAACCAGAAAGAGAATATTCAGAATAGGAAGCTGTTCCTTGCATACTAGATCCTGAAGGCATATCTAATGAGCCTGTAAGTTGTAAAGAACCTGATATTTTTAGTTCATAAGCATCTACTCCTGTAAGAGCATCTATTGATTGGGTTATGTGACCCGGTTCAATAGTATCTCCTGTTAATATTCCTGATGTTGATAATTGTTTTGCCATGTCTATAAATATTATAAGTCTAAGTTAACTAATATAGTTGTGTCACTTACATTAGAACTTTGTAAAGGTTGTGATAATTTTCCTACTGCTACTAACTGGTTTGCTTTATTATATAATCCTACAGTTGTAATATAAGGTTGAAAATAAGAACCTGTTAAAAAATCATATACTATCCCACTATTTGTACTACCAGAAATAGCAGATGGGTTTTGGGTGTATGTGTATTCATTTGGGTTTAATGTACATTTATATTGTGATTCATATATTGTCATTGTACTTTGAAATGAGCAAGTTACATTAGTACCTGATAGTATATCACCTATTTCATCTCCATATACTCCAACACCATAATTAGAAAAACTATAAGAACTTCCATAGATTCCTTCTTCTACATTAGTAATAATAGCTAAACCATGTTGGTATATTATATCTCCAATTCTTTCTCCATTTCTAAATAATTTACCTTCTCCATCATCTGTTATAGTTTGTATTCTACTTGAAGAACCACTAATAGGACCTTTAGTCAAATGGTATGTGTATGAAAATGTACCTGGTTTTATATATTCCCCAAACAAATTAGAAGGTATAGAAATAACTCCTATCTGTTCACCTGATGAAGATGGAAAATATCTTTCAGCTGGTAAAGTATTATCTACATAATTATAATACATGGGTTGATATGACCCACTATTTCCTGTTATAGTTCCATCTAAATTAAATTGGGGTAGGTTAACAGGTGAACCATTAGGATTATTTAAATAATTAGTATAGTATAATTGTTTTACTGAGTTGTATATTAAAGATTTAGATTGGGTAGAAATTTGACCAGTTTCATCTGATCCAGAAACATAGGGGATATTAGCTCCCATAAATCTATCTATACCTACATGAGATTGAATAAAAGATCCAGAACCCTGAAAAGAAAAATTTTTATTTGTCTTAAAAGGAGTTACTAAAACATCTGATGTGGTTAATGACTTGAAAACACTCATTCATCTTAAAAATCTAGTTTAACTCTTACTAAAGCTTCTTTGGTAAAATCTTTAAGTAAAGGTCTTGATAGTTTTGCTACTGCTATACATTCATTGGCATCATTATACATTCCAATAGTAGTAACATATACTTGAGGATTATTAATAAATGTTTGATCTACTAACTCTCCTGTAGATCCTGATATAAATGAAGGATTAGCTGAGTAATTAAATTCCGAATTTCTTGCTCTAACAAATACATAATCTGATGATATAGTTTCTTGGGAATTCATAGTAAAACCACCTCCTAATTCTAAAGCATTTATCAAAGTAATAGGGTTAGTAGTATTATCAGTTAAGTTTGAATTTCTATTAGGTACTACTCCAATAGATTGATTTATTGCGTCTGGGTTTAATAGTATTGTTCCTAGTTCAGGAAATAATAAACCATATGAACCTGATCCCTCTACATATCCCCCATCAGTAATTGAAGAACCATTAGATCCAGATACTATTTGAAATACTCTAGATGTACCTAAAAAAGTTTGGACTGATGTATCATTTGAATTATCAGTTAATTGTAATAATCCTCCTGATCCTGATAATGCTATATTAAGTGAACCTGGAAATATACTTTCTTTATATCTTGATCTGTCTGGTGATATTACCCAAAAATCATCTGGGGATAGAGTATTTTGACCCTCACCATATGAAAAATTAGTATTTTCATCTTCTAATATCATAGTTCTATATTGACCATAAGTTGTTGAAGAAGGTGAAAATTGTGGGAATGATGGGTTAAAATAACCACTACCACTTCCTTTTACATTTCCATAAGCTACATCAAATTGTACTGCAGCCCCTACTACTGTTGATCCTGTTTGATATACACTCACATAATAATCACCAGAAGAACCTGCCATTTGAACAGATGAAGTAAAAAAATGTGTTAATGTTGGTGCATTTGTTGACCATGCTGTAGATTGTACTGCATCTGAACTTACTACAAAATCTTCGGCCTCTAATCTTTTAAATCCCATTTTTTAATATTTTATAATGTTGTTGTTTGTGTAATGGTAATAGGTATTGTTAATCTAGCTCCACTATCTAAACCTACTACTGTTAATGTTGTACTTAATTGAGAATTAGACCCAAATAAAGTATTTACTGTAGTTGCTCTTATATTAATTACACTCCCAATTACAGTTGAGGATACATTAGTACCTAAAGTTTGTGTTGAAGTTGAATTTTGTGTCTGGGCTGCTTCGGATTGAATGCCTGTTCCCGTAAATGTAGACGTTAATCTAACATCTGCTATAGTTGCAGTATATCCTGAAGTTTCATATGCTGTTGCATTTCCTAAATAATTTAAAGTTTCAGGAGTTATTGATACACTAGCTCCTTGTTTTAAAGGTATTGAATTTCGACCTAAACTTAAAACCGGTAATACTGCTGTTCCTCTTGGTAGAGTAGCTATTTTATATTTCATTATTTGGTTTTCATCAGGAAATGCTTCTAATAGAGGCATGTTTGCTATTGCTTCTCCATAATATGCAGAACCTGAAGGATTTTTTGAATTATAAAGTGTATAATCTATTTCATCATCTGCTAAAGCAAATTGTGTTATTCTGAATGAACCGTCATTTTGAGCTAATAATTGTCTACCCTTTTTTGTTAAGATAGCATCAACTGTTACTACTTGATTATTTAAATATCCCATTTGTGTTTAATTATATGTTATAAATATGTGTTTTTATTGTTTCTAATCCAAATTATTTTTGCTATTCGGTATTAGAACCGTATTCTTTTGTAATATTTTCTATGTTTTGTAAAACATATTCAGGAGAATATTGAGTAGTAAATGCTCCTGCAGATGTTTGACCTGTAACTGAATCATCAATCATTATAAATTCATTTTTCCCTACTCCTCTAGCTTTCCAAAGGAAAAATCCTAACCCTCCAGCTCCGAGTTTATAAGAATAATTTTTAGTACTAAATATTAGGTCACTAAATTGTGCTGATATAACTAAATTTGTACTAGCATTTCCTATATCTTGGGCATCTACTGTAAAAGTATCTCCTACTGTTGTAGGAGCATTAGAACCTGCACTTGAAATTACTGATGTAACTGCTACTTCTAAATTTCCTGCTGCAACTGAAAAAGTATCTGTTCCTGAAGCATTTCCAAAATTACTAAAAGCAGTTGAAAGTTCGTTATTGATAGTAGTCCCAGTTAAAGTAAATACTGTATTTGTATCAAAACCACTAGATCCTGCTGATTGAATAATCATTTTAGAAACAACACCAGCTCCATTAGTTTCTAAAGTAAATGTAAAAGGTGAAGGTGCACCTGTTAACATTATAGCTGAGTTTAAATTTGTTGCTGTTTGGCCTGTTCCACAACCCCCTATACTCCCAGCTCCAGCTAATATTTCACTTCCAACATCTAAAGTATCTCCTGCTGTTGTTATAACATCCACTCTTAAACTTTCTCCTGAATTTATAACAGGAACATTTAAGAATGTACCAGCAGTACCTCCTGTTCCTCCTGTTGATGAAGATGTTAAATTTTTTCCTGATGGGATAGAAAAAGTTTTAACATCAGCTCCAATAGGTCTTAAAACATTAGGATCTATACTTCCTTCTTTTAATAATAAATAAATATCTAATGAAGTTCCTGTACCACTTGCAGCTTGGGCTATACCATATATTTCAGCTACACCCTTTATACCTAAAGAAGATTTACCGCTTGTTAATTTTTGGGGTTTTAAAGCAGGTGAAATAGAATTAAAGTTACTGTAAAAAGTTGCAAACCATCTTTCACCACTATTTAAAGAATCCTGAATAGGTTCTAATGAAGCTGTATTATCAACACTAATTTCATCTATTCCTGTAAGTAAAATAGTAGGTAAAACAGTTTCACCTGGCATGTATTCATTATTAGAAAAATTAATAGTTCTATTATCATGAAGTCTTATATATGATGCTGTTGTAGGTACTCCAGTATTTAAAAATGGGTATTGTGCATCAACACCATTATATTCTAAATAAGATAAAAAACCAACACCATAAGCTTGAGATCCATGTGCCGAAGATGTAACAGTAAATGTTGGTAATAATGGTACTCCAAAACTAGGGGTTAATATTTTTGATGTTGATGGAATTACGGGATCTGATCCTGCTGTTTGATTTCTATAAGGAGTAGTTGAAATTCTTGTTCCAGGTTGATTATTAGAATCTAAAATTGAGTAATAATCTCCAATACTTTGAGATACTGAGGAACTTCTATGCCATAAAGAAGCATCAAACGGTCCTGGAGGAACTACTGGGATTTGAATACTACTTATATTATCACTAGGATTTACAGTTCTTACTAAATCTTTAGAACTTACCTGCATTATTTTCCCCATTTTAAATATTCCATAGCCCGAGATTATTGGGAATGTAGGTCCTGCCCATTCAAATTCATAAATATTTACATCTAAAATATCAACTGAAGGTGTTTGGCCATATGTTCCTATATTAACATTATCTCCATCTAATGGGTTATAAACATTAAAATCACTAGATTGGTTTTTTACTCCATTGTATCTAATATTTGTTTGGGCTAGTGATGTATAATACGATTCTGGGACTGTTCCTCTAGCTGCTGTTCCACTTATAATTTGTTCAATGTTAATAGGTACGTTAGGGTTAGTACTATAATCTAAATCTTGTAAAAATGGGTTTTCTTGATATACTTCAACATTATTTAGTAATACATCACAATCTGTACCATAAAAAAGAGCAGTTAAATAAGGTTCTGGGATAGTTTCTAATGTTGGACCTGTAGCTGCTGTAGATGATATTTTAAATTCTGCTCCAGGATCAAATTTAATTGACCTAGTACCTGCACCACCCCCACCATTTGAAAGAATTAATCTAATTTCATTTCCTGGAGCTATACTTTCACTTGGTATTGTTACAGTTTTATTAAAAGAGTAAGTACCAAATAAACCATATAATTCAGTAGCTAACATACCATTTTGACTTAAGATATCATTTGGTGTAACACTAACGGGGTCTACAACAAAAACTGATACTCTTGCTGTTGTAAGAAAAGTAGAATTATTAAGTAATGAAGAGGTAATTTCTAATGTTAAATCTTTTTGTGAATATGTGTTAAAAACATAAGATCCATTATCTGAATTGTAAAAACCAAAAGGATCATTAGTTGGGGTTGTTAAAGGTATTGTGTAAAAAGCAAAAGCACTAGCATCTAAAAAACCAAAATAATGAGATGTTGTACTTGTACTAACTGATGAAGTAAATTTATACTCTAGTTTTCCAGCATCAGCTGAGTTTGGAGTGTATGTAGCAGGTCCTACTTGGTATAAAAAATAGTCACTATATTCAGTTCGACTTTCTATAGGATAAACTGCTTTATTACCATTACTATAAGGAATAGCAAGTTGGGTTAGTGCTTCTAAAGTAAGAGATTGATTATCCCCAGTTTTATCTATTTTCGATATTTTAATATATTCTACTCTATTTGCCATAATAATATTTTAGTTTGTATCAGGGACTGGTAGTGAAGGTGCTAAATTTGATGTAGCAGGTTCACCAAAAAATAACTGTATGTTTCCTTGTAAAGGTTTATTATTAACATTTAAAAATAAATTTTTATCAAAACCTTGGGCTTCATAATAAATTCTAGTTTTATAATCAAATAATTCAAAAGCAGGATTTTTAAATTGTTCACAATGTGGATTTAATTCTCCATTTGTAACCTCTATTCTAGACCCACTTAATTCACCATTATAAAATTCATCTTGTGAATCGTGTATCCTAGTTACACTACCAGATACGGAAGGAGTTGTAACACTCCAACTTTGAGTTATAGAAAGGTTATTTATTCCCCCAGGTGCAAAACTTTCGCTATTAAATTGGTTAAACATACCTGCTGCTCCACCTTCTATTTCTACCATATCTATAGAACCTGAAAGTTCTGATTCATCAGAGTATGATACTTGTGGTTGAGGATATTTGTTTCTTTCTAATAAATGCTGTTTTATTACTAAACCAGATGATAAACTAGTTCTTGTAGGTATAAAATCTTTTATCATTTTAAATAATGAATTATCAAAGAATTTTATTAGTCTAACAAAATCGGTTAAATCATATTGTTTAATATACTTTTTAAAATAATCTTCGCTTAAACTATTTAAATCTGGGTAATTATTGCCTGTAAATCGTTGAGCAGGATCACCTACATACTCACCAATATTAAAATGGCCCATTTGTCCTATAATATCATCATTGATTTGGTTTTGTGGTGAAAATGCTACTTCTAAATAGTTTATATTATCCGTATATGATGCACTTGCTTCTATATTTTGAGATAAACTTCTAATAGGTGATAGTACATTTCCTGGAGCTAAAGTATTATTTTCAAATCTTATTTTATCAGTAGTTCTATTTTTAATACCTACTGCTGGTTGGTCTAAGAAGAAATATTCTGTATTCTTGGAATATAAAGGAGTATTGTTAAAATAAAAATTACTATCATTTGCAAAAGATGAAGTAGTTATCCAAGACCCTGTTATTTTAGGGTGTATAGAAGAAGTAGTAGTGATATCTAACTCACTTCCTAAAGCTGCTCTAAATATTAATTGATCAGGTGCACTATTAATTCCATTACCTTCAAAAGATAAAGGATTCATAATATAATCTTTAAATACACTTTCGCTTAATCTAGTATTATAATATCTTATTTCTTGTAGAGATCCTAAGAATTTTTTATAATTAGGGTAATAAAAAGAGGATGATGCAAAAACAGATTTAGATGCGAACCTCCAAGCAAAACTATCTGCTCCAGTAATTGATGCCGAAGCATAATATCCAATAGAAGTACCATCATTACCATTATATATTTTATTACCTGCATATAAATTAAAAGTATTATTTTGATCAGTAGTAACCATAACTGACCACCAATCATTATTATAAAAAGGTAATGATATACTAGCTGAAATATTTGGTTGATCAGAGTATGGAATAAATTTTAAATTTGTATATTGGTAGTTTGGGTCTTTAATTGAACCATCATATGAACCACTTGTTAAACCTGAACCACTATATTCTAAAATAAGTTCTGCTGTTTTACTACCAAATCCAATTTGTTGTGCCCACCATAAAGATTGAGATAAATTTGTAGGTGGAAATTCTTCGGATTTAAATCTAAATTGAACTGTAGAAGGTCTATCATTTGTAGCTCCCCAACCACTATTTACTTCCCAAGATGAGGATATGAAATTATTTGTTGTATTAAGGGCATAGTTAAAATTATTAAAATATAAATCATAATCATTAGCGTTTACCTGGTCTTTTCCACCAAATTCAGATATTTTTAGTATAGTATCAGGTATACCATATGAAGTTATTAATGCTCGTAATCCAGTAAGAGTTCCCTTTGATTTGAGCAGGTATGGAATGTTGTGATAAATTCTTTTATATAAAGATTTATTAATATCATCCATTGATATTACATCATTTGATGCTGATATTAATGTATCTACAAATTCAAATCCTGTAGGAGCAGGTAAGGATCCTGTAATTTCTGGGAATGGAAATAATGAACCCTCAGGGGTCATTCCTAAAAAGGCTGTGTATAATTCTTGGTTTGAGAAATTGTTTTGGTATAACTTAACACCAAAATCTTTAATAGCATCAGATACTAAATCTTTAGATACACCAAAATCTAACCTGTTATCTGCATTATATTTTTGAGTAATATCTTTTGTATATAACCAAATATTATCATAATATTGGGCAACCATATCAACAAATAAATCATATGGTTTGTTTGATGGATCTTCTCTTAAATATTCAGGAATTGATTTTAATAATTGGTCTGGGTTTTCATTATCATAATTAGATGCTGATAATAATAAACCTCCATAATTACTACTATTTTCATTTGTGCTCCCTAACCATGTAAGTACTTCAGCGCTACCAGTTGACATTAGAGTATAAGGGGGTTCTGTAGTAGATTTAGGATATGAAACCATTGAACCACTACTATAATACATAAAATATTCAAACTTATCAAAATTTTTAATTATGTTTGATATTTTTTGTTTAATTATTAATTGACTAGTAGATGAACCTGTTACATTGGTTAAATTATTAGATTGATTAGTATAATTTTCTATTAAACTTGTTTTATAATAAAAATTACTAATACGAGTTTCTGCTGAACTAAAATGAATAAAGTTTTTAAAATTAGTATAATCTACACTTATGTTAATAGAAGATTCTTCTAATAAACTATCTATTTGGTTTTGTGAACTAGTAGGAGCACTAGATATAATATCATTATAAGATAAATTTTGAGATGAATTATTTACTTGATTTTTAACCGGAATAGCAAAGTTAGGACCTTGCATAAATGGAATTGAAGGAAGTTCGGGAGATACTGGAGGAGCATTATTAATGTTATAAACCCTAGGTTCGGCAAATTCAGTTACAACCCATACTTGATCTTTTATTGAAAATGTAGAGGGTAATGGTTCATATAATTTAACTAAAATTGAAGGGTCTGATGTGTTTTCATCTATAATTTTAATATTATTGGATATAATAAGTTGATTATTACCAAAATTTAAGAAAAAATCTAAAAAATAAAGGGATTCTTCTCTAAGACTTATAAAATCTTCTGTTTGATTTACTAAATCAAAATCATCTAAAATATTACTATCTAATCTTATTTCAGTTCTATCAGATGAAATTTCTTTTACATAGAGATAATCATTATAATCCCCAATTTGTTTTGTTAAAAAATTATAATAAGCTGTATATTGCCCATTTGAAAACCCATAACTATTTGTATCTCTTCCTGGGTTTATTGTTATTTGGGAAAGACCCTCTCCATCATTAGGAGAAGTATTAAAAACTTGATAACTTTGATAATCATAACGACTATTTAAAACTTCCCCATTAAGGTTAAAAATAAAAAATTCTATACAACTTGATGATGTTAGTATAGTATCTACATTAAAAGAAGATATTAATTGGTCATCTTTTGCATTATAGCTTTGATACTCAAAATTTTTAGGATTAAATTCATTAACAGTTGCCATATTTATTTTTTTCCTTTTCTTACGTCTTTATAAAAACTTTTGTTAACATTAATTCTTGATGATCCTGCCTTATCACTATCCTTAGGAAATTCTTTTACATTTTGAAGTACCCTTTCCTTATCTGTTGGTGGATTTTCCGTTTTTGGTGGAGTTGGAGGTGGTGGTGGTGGTGGATCTGGTGGATCTGGTATAGGAGGTATTTCAATTGTTGGAGCTTCAGGAATATTATTTACTAAATCTTGGTATAATTTTTGGGATTGTAACAATTGTTCTCTTAAACCTGCAATCTCTGCTTGTAATAGTGATATTAAGTCATTATCTTCTTGTGCCCCTATATAATCGCTGCTTTTTTTAATTAAAAATTGGTGAGAATTAATGGGTCCTAATTCATTTATTTGATAAAATAAGGTATTATACATATCAAAAAATTCTTGTATTGAAGGTAATGTAGGTTGTGCTGCCTCTTCAATAGATTCAATACCTAATTCTTTAAAAGAAGTATCTATAGTTTTAATATATGATTTTTTATCATATACTTTTTTATCAAATTTAATTTTTTCAGCCATTACAATGTGTTAACTACTTTAAAATAATAATTATCATCTAATATTAATGTAGAACCATTTATGTTTGTTTTTATACAAATTGCATAATATCTTTCCGGTTCTAATCCATTCATATAAACATCAAAATAATTTCCCTCATTATCAGAACTTAATTGTGTATAACTAGTATCGTAATCTACAACATATTCGTTAGTCTCCAAATCTTTTATAGCATAATATGAAGCTGTTGGTAAATAATTGGTTCCCGTAAATTGAGATGCTGTTGAAAATGTTCTAATTGGGTATTTAGGTGCAACGTTAAACCTAAACCTATTAACACTTTGAGGAGTAAAATACCCTGGATTTTCTTGGAGTGAAGAAACTAAATTAGTAGTATTTACTATACTAGCCGTAGCGGATCCAGTTAATACTGTTTTATAATCTCTCCACTTAAATTCTAATTGTGGTGGGTATATAGTATTAGTATCAACACTATAAAATTGCATTACAGGTTGTATGGTTGTATTAGCATTAAATTCTGCTAATTTTTCCCATTTAGTAATAAAACCATAATTTGGCAGTGAAGCAGAAGCAGGTACTTCTAAAGAACTACTATACCACAACTCTACAACATTTTTAACACTAACATTTAAATCTTTTTCACTTCTAGTATCAAAAGATTGGGTGACCTCATATTTTGTACCATCGGATCCACTATAAAACCAAGCACCACCTCCTGCTCCTACAAAATTTGGATTATAAGAACTTGTTACATAATGATTAGTATTATCTGTGCCACTTTGGGACCATGCTATATTTGAATCTTTGAATGCGGGGGAAAGCCAATTACAACCATCTGAAGTGATTGGAACATCTAAATAAGTACCAGTTCCATTCCACCAATATTGTGCTACAGGGTGGATAAAAGCTTCTATAGATTCAACTATACCTTGAGCTGTTGCTATATATTGTCTAAAATTAACATCCCATTCAGCTCCTTTAATTTTATTATTGATAACATCTTCAATATCATCTTGAACAAATTCTGTTAATATTCTAGCTACTTGAGGGTTAGAATCTACTGCTATATTTAAATTAGATATTTGATTAACAGGGTCTATCCCTGTATTCATATTAGGGTAAAATGAATATAATGTAGCGTCTTTATGTGGAAATATTTTATAAAATGCCATTTTTATTTTATTTAATTAGGTATTTTTATATCCTTTTTTATTTTAAATATTGTTTTTTCAGGTGATGGGGGTTGTACTGTTGTTTCAGATTTAACACGTGTGCCCGAGGATATAGGAAAAGGAAGACCAGTAAATTGATCTTCGTAAGTTTTATTTGGGGAATATTTTTGAATTAAATTATTAATAATTTTTCCATCCTTATCTTTTAAAGGACCACCTGGGGATTCTCCATATTTATTTCCAGATCTATTATTTGTATACATCCCATTAGGAATATTTACTGAGTTAGTTCTGTTAGGTCCTCCTAAATCTGCAGGAAGTGGACTTTCAGTATCTAAAGTTGTTTTTTCAAATATACTTCCGGGTAATACTTTATCTCCTTCAGTTCCAAAAGCACTATTAGGGCTTGCAGCTTCATGGAAATTATCTAAATATTTATTATCAGGGGTATAATTATGAGTATGTTTATATCTAGGTGCATTTATAGGACCCCCAAGTGGAGAAGTATTAGTTAAATCATAACTAGTTTTATCTGCTGATCTAAATTGATCTCCATCTTTTACAAATGGGCTTATATATTGGTTATCTGCCATGGTTTATTTTTATAATGGTACTACTCTTCCTTTAATATCCTGATTTGGATATCTTAATTCAAATATACTAGGATCTAAACTAGGATAAATTACATCATTTAATGTAGCTCCTTCTATATCATAAGCATATTCTGAATATCCTGATGCTATTCCTGCATTATTACTAAAATTAATTCTTTTTACTGTTTGTACTCCTGGGATTTGGTCTAATCTAACATATAAACTATTTATCATTATAGGTTGATTAATTTGCCATTTATCTCTATTAAA